CTATATATGTTTACTGAGGCTTTGCTATGTGCAGATAGCTCATCTACCCAGTTCATATAAACAGAATTAGGGGCTATGACTAACACAAAATTAATTAAACCTTTATGATATAGATACGTCATGTTGTCTATGCTAACTTTTGTTTTACCTGTGCCCATCTCCATAAAATAAGCAAAATACTCTCTGTTAGCCGAGGTTTTCAGGGCTTCTTGCTGATGACTCATTGGTTTAGTTTTGTATACTTCTATACCCATATAAGATATATTATAAAAAATTACTTGACATTGCAAGTTCTAAATATAATATATATCTTATAACAAGGAGATAACAATGGACTTACGTAAAGAAGCGACAATAAATGTCGATATGGAATTGTCAAAAACAATTTCAGATTCTTGCAATAAGTTATTGGAACTTCAGAATGAGATCGCAGATAAAAAAGAAGAACTTAAAAGAGTTGAAGCCGAAGAACGAAACTATTCTGAAAAGATAATTCCAGAACTTATGCAACAAGCGGGAATACAAATGCTAAAACTATCTAACGGAGCCTCCGTAGAAGTGAAGCCTTTTTATTCTGCAAAGATTCCCGTAGCTAAGAAAGAGGAAGCTTTTTCTTGGATGCGAGATAATGGTCTTGGTGGTATCATCAAGAACATTGTTTCTATGAAATTTGGAAGAGAGCAGGACAATATGGTTAGTAGTATTGTTGAAGATCTTAAACAAAAAGGTTTCCAAGTTAATAGAGACGAAAAGGTAGAGCCTCAAACATACAAAGCCGCTTTGAAAGAAAAGATACAAAACGGTGAGAATGTTCCGATGGATCTATTGGGATTATATGTATCAAGTAAAACAACAATAAAGAGAAAGGAATAACGATGCAAAAATCAGTACAAACTAAACAAGATAATAATACCCTAGCAGCATTGAGAGTGCATGCGGGAGAAGGCACAGAGAATATTACGGCTAGAGATCAAAAGCTACCTATTCTTAAAATACTACATGCTTCCTCTCCCGTATTAGATGAGTCTGAAGCTAAGTATAATGAAAAAGCAAAGCAAGGAGACATCTACAATGAGATTACGGGTAGTCTGTACAAATCAAAGAATGGAGTATTAGTAGTGCCTTGTGGATATGTAAACACTTTTAATGAGTGGGCTGACAGAGGTGATTCTCCTGGAAGACCCATAGCAGTGCATAGAGATCCAGCTATAATGGGACAAACAAAACGTGATACTGAAAATAAAGATAGACTTGAGAATGGTCATTATGTAGAAGATACGGGTAATCACTTTGTTTATATACTCAACGAAAACTACGAACCTATTGAAACTGCGTTGATTACTATGAAATCTACACAGAGAAAAAAGTCTAAGCTTTGGAACTCTATGATTAGTTCTAAAAGAATGAAAGATGCTCAAGGTTTTTTTGTGCCTCCGACTTGGTCTACTGTGTATAAACTGACTACTAATAAAGAGTCTAATGGTAACAACAGTTGGTGGGGTTGGAACGTAGAGTTTAATAGATTTTTAGACAAAGCTAGTGATGAAGACACTAGACAAATGACTAAAGACTTTCATTCTTTTACAGAGAGCTCTGACATATTTGGTAAGGTTGAGTTTGATGCAAAAGAAAATAAAACTGTAGAACAAATACCAACTGAAAGTGTATCTGTAGCAAAAGACGATATAAATCAGTTTAAAGAGTAAAGGTATGCATAGCAAACTATGTAAATTGTTTGCGGGATACCAAAAGTCACATGTTCAGTTCTCTCTAACTAATGAGAGAACTGAGAGTGGCAAGAGGCAAGCTGAGTATCGCACAGTCAACAAAACAGTAACCCCAGACATTTGGAAAAAACATTTAGATGGTAAGATAGGTATAGGTATCAGGCCAGAACACGATGGTAAATGTAAATGGTCTTGTATTGATGTAGATCCAGCAAACTATAAAGATTACAATCAAAAAAAATATGTTGATATTATTGCTAAATATAAGTTACCACTCGTGCCCGTATTATCCAAGAGTGGTGGTTTACACATCTTTGTCTTTTTTACAAAACCTTATCCTATTGAAAAAGTGAAAGAAAAACTGTGTGAGATTAATGAACAATATTTTTTAGCTAATGAGGTTTACCCTTGTAATAAGACTATTAATATGCCTTATAGTAACCATACCCGAACTCGTGAAATGGGTTATGATGACGATAATACACCTTTATTATTAGAAAGATTTTTAGAAGAAGTAGAAAAGAAAACAGTTGATCCAGAAAAGTTTTGTGAGATCAGCGTTGAAGAAAATGAAATTGAAAAAGATTGGAAACATTATCCTCCTTGTGTACAAAAACTTATACAAGAAGGATGGTCTGGGACGAACAGACATCAGTTTTTATATAATGTGGTGGTGCTTGAAATAAAAAAGAAACCTACAATAGCATTACCTGATCTTGAAACATTAATATTACAAAGAAACCATACGATCTTTGTCAAACCTTTACCAGAACAAGAGGTAAGGACAATGGTAAAGAGTATACACAAAGAGGGCTATAATTTTCAATGCCCTCCAAAACATTTAGAGTATCAACCAATATGTAATAAAGAATTATGTAAAACTAGAAAGTTAGGTATTGGTGACTTTGTACCAGACATCATAGATGATTTTACAAACATATCTTACATACAAGATACTAAAAATACTTTTTATGAATTTGATTTTAAGGGTCAACACGTAAGTGTAACTCCAGAAGATATGAAAGATGAGAAGAGTTGGAGAGTAAAGCTTTTACGATATAGAATTTATTGGCTAACATTACCCAAACCTAGAAAAGGACCTAGTCCGTTTGAGTTACTTATGAAGGGTATAGTAGAAAAGTCTGTAGAAAGTAAAGAGCATGCGTATAGTGATACACTTGAAGAAGAAAGATACTTAATATTAAAAGACTTTTTTGAATCACATATAGAACAAGATAAGTTTGATAAGTTAAAAGATTCTTACATTGTGTTGGATAGTAAAACGAATGTGTGTTATTTTAAAAAGTATACCTTGGATAGATTTTTAAAAAAGAATAGTGCAAAAGCTTTTAATACAACCGCAGATGCTTTACGTATGTTGGGTTGTTCACGTAAAGATTATCACGAAGGTGAAAAGAATGTTTGGTATGTAGAAATGCCAGAGTTTGTAAGACACGAAACAATTAAGAAGAAAGATAAAGAACCACTAACAGAGATGGATGATGACTACCACAAAAGATTTAGGACTACTAAAACAAAGTCAGATATACAAAAAGACAATTAAGATATTCGGGCCTCCGGGCACGGGTAAAACGCATACCTTAATTGAAAGAATACTTAAAAAGTATTTAAACAAAGGTGTGCATCCTATGGATATTGCGTTTATATCTTTTACTAATAAGGCAGTGAACACGGCTCAAGATAGAGCTTTGGCGGCATTTCCTAAATATACAGAAGAGGACTTTGCAAGATTCAAAACTCTACATAGTTATTGCAAGAAGTATCACGAAGAAGAAGTTTTTGATCCTAGGTCTTGTATGTTGGACTTTGCACTACAAACTAAAATAATCAAGACAAGTGACTCAC